GAGTATCCCCTGTCACTAATGATTGTCTTTCTAATGCACTATTCCAGACATGCATACGCAAAACAGATTCAATAACCTGATCCATTCTTGCACTACATGCTCTTGCTCTGGAACTGTCTTCTGTAAGAGATTGTATTCTAGCCTCACCTAGATTACTTAAGGCAAGATTAGCTATACCAGTTTTGTCCATAATAAACTGTTAAGAGTGGGGGTCAGTTTCCCAACCCCCGATTGATATTAGTCAATAGAGTACATAATCATACACTTGATTACGACATCTGCCGCAGGATCGCTACCTAATAATGTAACGACAATATCTGCTTCATCTGGGATAGAAATTGGTGAATTTACAACAGCACCAGCTTTATTAGCCGCTGAGCTTCCTGTTCCACCATTCCAAAACCATGTCAAAGCACCTTCTGTAGCTTTTCCATCGAATATTCCATCTAAATCAGTATTAGTGGCAGTTGCAGTTGCACTTACTGCTTGCCATCCCATATCTACATTTGCTCCACTACCTAATGTTGCAGATGTTGATATAGATGCTTCCCATATCTTAGAACCTCCGGGGAGTCTTCCAACATAGAGAACATCGTTTTGAGCATCAGATGCAATAACTGTATGTGTATCATACATAACTCGTAAACGACCACCTTGCGTAGCGACATCAGTCAACTTCGCAGGAAGTGTTACAAAGCGTTTTTTGTAATCTACTGCATATAAATTAGCCATATTGTCCTTTCATAGTTTGGGGTTAAGCTGTTTTGAAACAGTCAATTTGAATGACCATTTCTTCCCAAACACGAGTTGCTCCAATATCCATTTCAAAATATGCATATGGAACAAACGATTTGTCAGAACGTCGCTCAATTTCAGTTATAGGTTCTTCCCAAGAACAGAAAGCCAACCCTTGCGGATGAAAGCAAAGCACTTTCTCAACCAATGAATCACCAGTACCAGTAGTAGGCAGACCTTCATGCCTAATAAACTGGAATCCAGCAAAATAGTTGGTTTGTCCTTCAACCAATGCACGAATGTTATTATAATCCGAGCTTTGGATTTGTTGGGAATGTAACAGAGATTCAATCTGTGAGGCTGAACATACAATGAAATAAAGTGGGTTACCACCTTCATCATATTGATCTGCTTCATTTTCAGATAGAATTCTACGAGCCTTTAACAGTTTGTCGATTGATAAAGTACGAGCATTTGATGCAGTATTATCAATACCACTCATATCAACTGTTGCAGTACCAACTGAGTAGTCTTTTCCAATAAACTGTTTAGGGAAGTTTGAGTCATTCCAAACTATTTCTGTTGCTCCGTCCATAACGCCACCATCTGATTCATATGCTGAACCAAATGCGGCATCAATGATCACATCATCCATCTTACGAGCCATTGCCATTGACGTAGCTTCTGCATAAGGTTGGAACACATCATAGTTCATTCTACGAGTGTCAAAACCTTCTACAAAGAATCCAGCATGTTTAGGCTGTGCTGATACTCTCCTACGTTGGTGTGCAATTGCTTGTACTGGTGAATCTGCAAATCGGGCAACTTTGTCTAGTGCTTCGTTAGTTCCGATCTTATCTATGAACTCGGCAACACCTTGACAGTTTGGCTTATTAGTCACGAAGTTACGAACTCGTGCAGTCTTTTGTTGAAGCGCATGTAATACATCAGCAGAATAGCGATGTATATACGAGGTTTCAATGTCATAAAAATTAGCCATATTGTTACCATTATGAAAAAAAGTTATATCACTATACCTAGTGATTATCCATAAAGGGTCACAACAGACTTTTCAGCAGGGCTTACGCTTATCTGTCTATTATCGTTATTTCGGTAGAACCTCTACTATAGAGGCGTGATGTTATCGTACTCGTCTTTGATTTGGATATGCCTGTTTAAAAAGCCTATCCATTTTTCTCATTGCAGTTTGATGCCCGGGGTCGCGATTATCACGATAAGCCTTAGAGAAATCCTTATCAGAATATAATGCTTGAATTTCTTGTTGTGCGGCTTGAGGTGACATTTGCGATTGTCCCAAACCAGTTCCTACTGCTAGAGATTCTTCTCCTAACATCTGTCCAATTTTAGAAAATGCCCTGATCATCTCTGGATGATTGCCAAGACCTGTATTATCTAATACTTGAGACAGTTCTGGAGATGCAAATTGTGAATATGCACGTTTAGCATAATCCATATTACCATCAAAGTTTTTGCCCCATTCACGTTGCAATTCAATGGTAGTCTGGACTTCTAAATCTTTAATACTTTGCTGGAATTGTTCTGCTTCCTGCTCTTGTATATCATTATATGCACCAAGTATATTTTCTGCTTGATGCTGTGTAAGACCAATATCGTGTGAGAATTGTTTGAAATCATCAAGAACTCCTTCATCGTCCTCACCAAGATCATAACCATCTGAACGCTCTGGTCTTCCTAATTGATTATATACATGATCCCAACTTTCTCCTTCTTTTGGGATATTAATCATGTTATTTGGATCGCCACCAATCTTTTTGACTGCATTAACGTAGGACTTAGCGAGTTTATCTACTGAGTCAAATGTCTGGAGACTTGGTTCATCCCTTAAACCTTCCGGCATAGAGGATGCATTAAATGCTAAAGCCGAAGTTTCGCCACTCTCAGCTTGCCCTGTACTTTCAGGAGCCTGTGCTTCTTCTGACATAATAATTTATGTTTAAGGTTATGCTCGATTTTGTTGTCGAGCTTGTTCCTGCATGTCAATACGTTTTCTTATGGCTTCCAAATCTGCACCTACTAGATTAATAATCTCTAATACTACAGTTCTTCTACCTTCCTGCCATGCAGATGTATAAGGGTCATTAGCATGAGATGTTCTAAAGACAAAGTGAGCATTAGCAAGCATTGCCAATACATCCTTTCCTTCTTCTCCGCTAAAAACCTCTTTAAACTGTGTTCTTTTCTCTTTTTCCTGTAACCAGCGTGAAATCATGCCGCTTCAGACCTTAGTGCTTCAGCTTTTGCCATTGATTCATTTAACTGACCAGCTACTTGTGCTTGTTGCATTTGTTCTTGTACTTGTTGCTGTCTTTGCTGTTCTTCTATCATTTGCTGTACTTCTTCTTCAGTTCTCAAGTTAGAAGTTGGTATTTGCAAGACTTCAGCAGTATTTTTCAGTATTTGCTGAGTATTAAAATACATTGGTATTGTCTGATCAATCTGTGCAAGAGGCATTATCATTTCAAATAGCTGATTCATGGAACTTATTTCTCCAGACCTCATTGCAATTGATACAGGGTTAATATATTCAATCTTAAACTGATTATTCATTTCTTTAGGCATTTCAGGCAATAAATATGCTCTCATCAGTATGTTTACTGTCCTTCTGATAAGAGGATCAAGAAATTCACCTTCCTGTCTGGCTAAAATTGGCCCAAGTATAGGCATTCTTTGTCTCATCCTGACTGATACCTCAGTTGCACTAAATCTCATTACGTCACCATCAGGTGCAACAGGGCCGGGTAGTTCAAGTAAGTCTAAGAAGTAACCCTCCCTGATATTTGCAGTACATTTTGCATTTAATCTTTCTGCATATTCAGGTTTTGCTCTTGTTGGTACTTCAAAGATTTGATCCTTGCCCCCTAGCCCTACTGAATAGTAATTTATCGCATCAGGGGTAGTATCTAGGGGGTCTAAGAGTCCAGAATCCGGCACAAACAGAGGCGGAGAGACCGTTTTCTGAACAGCCTTTAAATATGTTCTATCAATTTCAGTAATAAGCCTAATATCAGGCATTATTTCCCAAGTTGGCCCACGACCATAGATTTCACGG